GTCAGCAAATAACGGGGGATTGAATATTGTCTCCCCGTCAGCTTCGCTGAGCCATCGTCCAAAGTGTTCAAGATCAAAGTCCGGCAGGTCAACTGCAACCACATCCTGCATCCAGGAAGCTGGTTGGTTGGGGTACTGTCGGGATTCGTCGAACTCCACGGCCCAAATTCCCAATCGGTTCTTGAACTCATCCTTGCGCAAGGGGTATAAGCGCAAAGCCTTGTCCACGAAGGGTCCGATGAGTGGCGTATTCGAGTCTGTCAATGAGAACGCAAATGCTTTCTCTTGCAGCTTCTGAGCTGGCGTAACGTTCGCTGGCAGATTTGCTGTCAGATGGAACTTAGCCAGTTGTCGCTTTATATCGCAACAGGAGTTATTATCTCCAGTCCAAACGCCGGGCCCATAGCGTCTGGAGAGAAACGTAACTCCCAGCTTGCCGCACTGCACTGCTTGTAGATCAAGGACTTGACCGACTCGGGCTGCCGCCCTTTTCGCCACCACTGGATCCATGTCGGTAGAAATACCGTCATCGCCCCCATAGATTCCCAATAACTTCCAAGCCGCTTCGGGCTCGACATACATCATTCTGTAAGTCAGGTATGCGACGAACGCGTTGTCCAGTGTATTGGACGCAGACGTGTCGGCGCTGCCTGATAGTCGTTGGTACTCTGAGAGGTACTTGACTCCAAAGGTGGTGCGAGCGGGGAGGTGGTGATGCGCTTCAATCAGGTCAATCAGCTTCTGGTGGGTACTCGGGTGAAACGCCCGTGTCAACACGTTGCACTCCAAGAAGGTTAACACATTACTGTGGCGCCCATCCATCCGCGAAAAGTCCGTCATGTAGGCAGTCTGAGCCCGTTGGCAGATGCTCGTCACTCTATCAGCAACCTCCACCGGGCTCTTCCCAAATGCGTACCATTCTTGTTTCTTCAACACTTCATCCGAAAACGCGTAAATGAATTGAGCAAACTCCTTCTTATCAACTCCGTTGATAGTGGATATGCCACGTGGGTCATTCACGTTCGGATATGCCTCACTTTTCTGGAAAGTGTTGGTACGGCGTTCGGGATCCTCATTGTCTGAACGGTGCAGGATGTTCTGCTGCGTTGGTCTCGACTGTCGCTTGTAGACTTCCTCTACATCGACAGGAAACAAAGTGTAAGCTTCACGATCAGGCACTACAAAGCGCGCGAATTCGTTGACAGCGTTGATCATGAAGTTATCCATGAGCAACTCTTTGCTGGCAACGTCCTTAACACGCTTGTCCACATAACGCTGATCGTTATTCTTGCACTTATCAGGCGCAAAACCTCCATCCAGTAGCGGTTTCATGAAGGGAATCATCGACGGTTTCGCATCAACATCGTATTCCCCTCCTTCAGGAATGAACTGGTACCGCCTCACACTATTAACACAGAAA